TTATGATTGTGAAGAAATATTAAAAAGAACTACAGATTGTTTTAAAATTATTTTCCATGATTATTTGCCTAACGAAGTAAAATATCCTGGAAAAAATAAAGGTTGGTATAATATGAAAGTTTTTAAAGAAACATCGTTATTAACTTATGATATAACAACAAAAATTGGTGGTACTCATTGTGTATTGGCAGAGCTAAATAAGGATAAATAATAATATGGATAATAACATTAAAATTATCAAGTTGGTAAACGGAGACGATATTGTTTGTTCTTGTGCTTTTACTAAAAGACAATTAGATCCCACAAATAAAACAATCAATGTAGAAAAGCCGTTGCAGATAAAATACGTACCACAAATAACAGTATCGGGATTTAGAGATTATATTGCTTTGATTCGTTGGACGGCCTATACTAACGATGAACAAATTACTATTCCAAAAGATAAGATAATGACCATAACAAATGCTAATGAAGATATGAGAAGAAGTTATCTTGGTGTTGTTGATACATATGAAGATATTCCTTTGGCAAAAGACAACAAAAGAACGCCTTCAATGATGAAGTTTTCCACTAAAGATAATAAGAAGATAAATGAGATTTTTGATGAAAGATTGTTTGATGATGATGATGAAGGAACCATACATTAATAAGACCTCTAGCTGGAGTATCCTCAATCAACCGGCTACACCGTTCATTATACATATTTTTCCAAAAAAGTCAATGCTGATTTCGGCTGAAACCGAAATTTTTTTTAGGCGGGTGTAGCTCAAAAGTAGAGCGTATCGTTGCCAACGATAAGGTTGAGATTGCGAAATTCTTCACCCGCTCCAATAGGGATAACATTGACAAAAAACACAAACTGTAGTATATTAATATTATGAATACAAAAACAAAAAAAGAACATTATGTAAATAACAAAGAGTTTTTGGAGGCGATGATAAAGTACAGAAAATCTGTACGTAAAGCAAAGAGATTAAAACAAGATAAACCACCAGTAGGAAACTACCTTGGATCATGTTTTTTGAAGATTGCCAATCACCTCTCATATAGACCTAATTTCATTAATTACACCTTTAAAGATGACATGATTTCAGATGGTATAGAAAACTGTCTACAATACCTTGACAACTTTGATGGTAAAAAATCAAATAATCCTTTCGCTTACTTTACTCAAATAATCTACTATGCTTTTATACGTAGAATACAAAAAGAGAAAAAGCAAGTGACAATCAAACACAAACTTATAAGTAAATCCAATTTAGATGATTTTGCTCTCCAACCTGGTGACGATAGAGACTTTAAAAACCAGATGACAGAGTACTTACAAAAGAATTTACCTATGGATTCACAAGAGAAGATTGCCGAAGAAATTAAACAAAGTAAAAAGAAAAGGAAGAAAAGAACAAGTAAGAATAGTTTAGATTATTTTTTTGAAAATTATGAAGATAGCGCTACTAAATGATACACACTTTGGTTGCCGTAATGATTCTCCACACTTTATAAATTATCAAAATAAGTTTTATGAGGAACAGTTTTTTCCTTATCTTAAAGATAACGATATAAAATGTTTAGTACATTTAGGTGACGTAGTTGATAGACGTAAGTTTATTAACCATAACACAGCCCACAATTTTAAGAAAAAGTTTTGGGATAAACTAGAAGAATTAGATATAGATACTCACGTTATATTAGGTAATCACGATACCTATTACAAAAATACTAACGAAGTAAATGCTATAGAAAATTTAAATCTAGGTAAAGTTAAAATATATACAAGAGCAACAGAGGTTACTCTTGGTGGTTTAGATATATTGTTTATACCATGGATATGTGAAGACAATATGGAAGATACTTTATATAAATTAGACAACTCTACATCACAAATTGCCTTTGGTCATTTAGAAGTAAAAGGCTTTGAAATGCATAGAGGAGTAGTAAACGAACAAGGACTTGAAAGAGAACAATTTAGAAGATTTGAAAAAGTATTATCTGGTCATTTTCATAAGAAATCAGATGACGGACATATATTTTATCTAGGTACTCAATATCAAATTATGTGGTCAGACTATAATTGTCCAAAAGGTTTTCATATATTTGATACAGATACAAGAGAGTTAGAACGAATAGAAAACCCTTTACCAATATTTAAAAAATTAGTATATGATGATACAAAAGAAAACTATAACAATTTAGATTTATCTTCTTATGAGAATTGTTTTGTAAAACTATTTGTAAACAGAAAAACTAATCCAGAAATGTATGGTAATCTAGTAGAAAGATTTTATAACAATACCAATGTACATGAATTGATTATCAATGAAGATACAAATGATATTACACAAACAGTAAAAGTAGATACTATAGATCAAGGAGAAGATACACTAACATTTTTAGGTAACTATATTGATCAGGTAGATACAGAGTTAGATAAACATAAATTAAAAGAATTTGCAAAAGAACTATATACGGAGGCCAGTGAGTAGAGATATAATAGAAAGCTTTATTGATGTAGGTAGTGGATTAATTTTAGCCATACTTATTCAACTATATATTTTTCCTTTCTTTGGATTATATCCAACCATATTTGATAGTATAGGAATTGCATTAATATTTACAGTAGTGTCAATGATAAGATCGGCAATATGGAGAAACTTTTTTAGAAAAAATAGATGATAGTATTTAAAAAGATAACATATAAGAATTTTTTATCTACAGGTAATATACCTATAGAAGTTGAATTAAACAAATCACATACAACATTAGTTATTGGACCAAATGGATCAGGTAAATCAACTTTACTAGACGCATTATGTTTTGTTTTATTTAATAAACCATTTAGAATTATAAAAAAAGACCAGATAGTAAACTCAATAAACAATGCTGATTGTATTGTAGAAATAGAATTTACTGTAGGCATGAAAGAATATAAGATAGTAAGAGGTATCAAACCAAACATATTTGAAATATATCAAGATGGTGTTCTTATGAATCAAGACGCCAATAGTATAGACTATCAGAAATATCTAGAACAAAATATAATGAGACTTAATTATAGGTCTTTTTTACAAGTTGTATTATTAGGTTCTTCCTCATACGAACCTTTTATGAAAATGAAGCCACGATATAGACGAGAAGTGGTGGAAGAAATCCTAGACATTAGAGTATTTGGTCTTATGGACTTAATATTAAGAAGTCAACAATCAGATTTAACTAAAAAGGTTGTAGAAATGAAACACCGTTGTGATCTTATACAAACCAAGTATGAGACAGAGTTAAATCACTTCAACGCAATCTCCGACCTTAATATGAACGACCTAGGTGGTAAAAAACAACTAGTTAGCAAAAACGAAGAAGATAGTAAAGAGTATGGTAAAAAGATAGAAGAATTAAACGAGAAGATAGGTTATAAGAAAAAAGAAATAGAGAACAAGGATAAAGTAGAAAGAAAGGTAGGCCAACTATCAAAACTAGAAGCTAAGATAGAAACTAATTTAAATACCCACCAGAAAACATTAGAGTTTTTTGAGAATAATGATAACTGTCCTACCTGTACCCAACCTATAGATCAAGATTTTAAAGCACAAAAGATAGAGGCAACCAAACAAAAAGTAAAAACTCTATCAGATGGAATGAAAGAAATACTACAAGAGATATCCAATACAGAAATAAAACTAACAGAAATGAATAAGGTATCTCAAAAGATCAATGAATTGAATATAGATATATCCAAATTTGAGACTTCTTTAGATGAGATAAATAAGTTTAGCAATAGAATACATGAAGAAATTAGATTGTTAGAAAACAAACAAGTTGATGGTAAAGAAGTAGAGGCACAATTGGAAGAATTGAATAACCAGTTAAAAGAAACTAGAATTGAAAGAGATAGAATAATTGAACAAAAGGATTACGTAGATATATTAAGAGAGATATTAAATGACAAAGGTGCCAAGGCTCAGATTATACGTAAGTATGTTCCAATAATGAACAACTTAATTAATCAACATTTACAGGCAATGGATTTCTTTGTATCGTTTCATTTAGATGAGGAGTTTAATGAGACAGTAAAGAGTAGATTTAGAGATACTTTTAACTATAATAACTTTAGTGAGGGTGAAAAAATGAGAATAGACCTTGCATTGTTATTTACGTGGCGACATATCGCAAAGATGAAAAACAGTACAAATACCAATCTATTAATATTAGATGAGATATTTGACGGCAGTTTAGATGGCCAAGGTACAGATGATTTCTTTAAGATTATAACACAACTTACAAAAGAAAACATCTTTATAATATCACACAAAGGCGATATAATGTTTGATAAATTTACTAATATAATTAAATATGAGAAGTATAAAAACTTCACTAGACTGCAACCAACATAGGAGAAAATATGGGAAGTACACAAAAAAATGTAATGCTTGGCGGTAATAAAGGTAAAATAGACAAGTTACCGAAAAAGCAAAATGACTATATTGACAAGGCTCAAAGCTTTATGAAGAAGAAGCCAAAAAAGCAAGAAAAGGTTGAGAAAATTAAGGAGACGGAAACACCCGTATTAGTGGATAAAAATACCCTAAAACTGGTACCACCGAGAGACCCTAGAGTCAATTCAGCAATAGCACCTTTCAGTGATGATATGTTAGAAGAAGATTATCCTGATTGTGAAATGAAGTTTAAAGATAGAAAAGAACTAGCAGACGCCATGTTCAAAACAATGAAGAAATATGGTGGAATAGGTTTAACCTGTAATCAGGTTGGATTACCTTTCAATATGTTTACGATAGGCGATCATCCAGATATAGAAAAAGGGTTAAAGATGGCTTGTTTTAATCCAATGATAATAACAAAAAGTGAGGAAACAGTAGTAATGAAAGAAGGCTGTTTAACTTTTCCTTTTGTATTCTTATCAATAGAAAGGCCTAGAAAAGTAGTTGTCAAATACGAAGATGAAGATGGACAATTAAGAGAAGGCCACCTTGATGGTATGATTAGTAGAATATTCCAACATGAATACGATCATATATTAGGCAAGAATTTTACAGATGGTGTATCTAAATTGAAGTTAGATATGGCTTATAAGAAAGCCGCTAAACAGATGAAAGCCTACGAAAAACATAAGAAAGCAATGGAAAAACTGTAAGCTTGACAATCGGATTGATTTCTGATACCATTTATATATTATGACTAAAGATGACTTTGACATACACGCTAAACAAGATTTAGAGGGTGTTGAAAAGAAGTGGAAACAATTTCAAGATGAAAACGATATCTCTAAAATAGAAGATGTTGATGAGAAAGTATTAAAAGAAGCTATAGAAAAAGACCTTGGATACGTGTCTAAAATGACCGTACAAGAGTATACATTATTTCAAAAGTGGCAAGAAGTACATAGAAAATATCCTACAGTAGAATCAACTACTCTCTATGGTACAGAAAATATACTAAAAGAACCTACACAAAAAAATCAAATAGATACTGTTAGAAATAATATCTGGATTCCAGAATCACCTGAAGACTATGATAAACTGGAACCTGTATTAGAATATACAGATGATACTACAAAAAGATTTAACGGTAAAGCAGTAAGAACTCAACAACTATCTGAAAACTGGAACACATTAAGAACATTTTTGTCTACTATGAAAAACAATAGTAATATTGGTAGACAGTTATTCTTTAATGTAAATGATAATAAATCAGGCAAACATTTAGGTGTGATTTGTATATCTGGTGACTTTATGGATTTAACTCCAAGAGACAGTGCCATTGGTTGGGATAGACATAGTAAAACGTTTGGTGGTATGATTAATCATACTGCTATTGGTTCCTCTATTGTACCAACACAACCTTTAGGTTATAGTTATACTGGTGGTAAACTATTAGCATATCTATGTTTATCAGATGACGTACAAAGAATTTGGGAAGAGAAATATGGTGACAAGTTAGTTGGTGTTACCACAACATCTTTATATGGTAAAGCGAAAGCAAATACTTTAAGTCAATATGATGGTTTAAAATACTGGAAACGTATGGGTTTCACTATGGGTTCCGTATCATATGAACCACAACCAGAAACAAAGAATTTAATTAAACAATGGTTAAAGAAAAATCATACTAGAAAATACTTTGAATGGTATGAGGCAACAAGAGCTAACGGCCAACCATTAAAAAGAGACCACAAGAATAGATCATATATGTTTACCTATTCTAAAATGGGTATAGATAAAAAGTTAATTAAAACTGATCATGCCAGAGGTATCTATTTTGCAAGATTATATGAGAACACTTATGAGTATTTAAGAGGCGAAGTTAAAAACGATGGTTTAAAGAAACGTTTTGATTCGTCTACAGAGGCATTAGTTAAAGTGTGGAAAGAAAAACATGCCTCTAAAAGAATAAAGAATTTATTACAGACAGACAGATATTCTAAAGAATCACATTTTTATGATGATTTGATTTACTTGAATTGGGAAGATTGCAAAGGAAAGTACCTAAATCAAGTAGGAAGATAACGAATCAGACTAAAAAATCAAGTGTTCTGGTTTAGTTCTTTTAAAAAGCAAGTAAAACCGTGAAAAATAATGGTTGCTTTTTGTTTCATTTTCCTTTAGGATAAGTGTATATGACAAAGACAACCACTACAAAAGTTTCACTAGATCAAAAATCACAATTAGCAAAATTATTAGCAACAGAGAATATTACTATTCAACATAACAATGTTAGAACAGCTTCTTTTGATGTAAAGAATAGAGTACTTACTCTACCAATTTTTAAAACAAAATCTCCCGATGTGTATGACATGTTAATCGCCCATGAGTGTAGTCATGCTCTATTTACTCCTTATAAATCATGGGCAAAAATTGAAGATAATGAGCTACGTGCTTATGTTAATGTTTTAGAAGATTGTAGAATAGATTTAAAAATTCAAAAGAAATATCCTGGTGTAGTTAAAAACTACCTTAATGGTTTTGATATTCTTAACAAAGCAAACTTCTTTGGTGTTAGAGATAAAGATTTAAATAAAGATTTACATTTAATTGATAAAATTAATATGTTCTATAAGTCTTCAAAAAGATTACCAATATATTTTGATAACTTTGAAAACATATGGATTTCAAAAGTAAATGCAATTAGAACATTTACAGATGTTGTTAAGTTAGCAAAAGAAATGTTAAACTGGCAAAAGAAAAAATCTGAAAACGATAAAAAGGATCCAAATTTTAAAGGTAGTAATTTAGATAAACTTTATGTATTAAAAGATGACCATAAAGGTCCTGAAGAGCCTAAACCAGAAGAGTCTGATAGTGATGACAATGATGGTGATAAAGAAATTAAAGAAGAAGAAAAAAAATCTGATGGTGACGCTAGCGATACCGATGTTGAAGATGTTCAAGGCGGTCAACAAAAATCAGTTGAGGGTGGTGATGGTAAACAAGAAGATCAAAAAGGTTCTTCTTTAGATTCAAGAAAATTTATAGCAATCACTGATAAGAACTATCACGAGAACACTAAAAAAATTGTAGATGTGACTTGTGAATATAATTATTGTGATTTACCAGAAGCAGATTTAAATAAAGTTATTATATCAACTAAAACTTTCTTAAAAGAAATGAGACAATTTGTTAACAGTGAAAAAAAGCAGTATTCTGGAACAGATCAATATTTAATGTGGTTAAGAAATGATTTTAAAAAGTATTGTAGTGATAATATGAAAACTGTTAACTATCTTGTTAAAGAGTTTGAAATGAAAAAATCTGCTACTGCATATAAGAGAGCAACTACTGATAAAACAGGTACTATTGATCCTCTTAAATTAAAAGATTACAAATTCAGTGATGATATATTTAAAAGATTAACTATTCTACCTACTGAAAAAAACCATGGTATGATGATGTTGTTAGATTGGTCTGGTAGTATGGCTGGCGATCTTAAAAAAACAATAGATCAATTAATTAACCTAGTTTATTTCTGTAGAAAAATTAATATACCTTTTAAAGTATATGCTTTCACAACTGAATATTGCGAGCAACAAGGATTGGCACATAGAGATAGAAATCCTAGTAAAGCAAGTTGGAAGTTTAAATCAGGTAATATGTTTTTAGAAAACTTTAATTTAATTGAATTAGCAAACCATACTTTAAAGAAAAAAGAATTGGAAGAGTCTTTAATGTATGTTTATAATATGGGATTATGTTATGGTCATTATTCTAGAAGAGGTTTTTGGAATGATGATGGTAATAGATACGAAGGAAATAGATTTCATATGCCGGCTCAATACAATTTAGGTACTACACCATTAAATGAAGCTTTAGTTGCTTGTTTAAAAATTGTTCCATTATTCAAAAGAAAATATAATATAGAAAAAATGACATTTATTACATTAACTGATGGTGGTGCTAACTACTCTGGTGAAGCAAAGGTTATAGAAGGAGAAAATGGTACACTAATTAGAAAACATAAAGATGAATTTAGAATTAATGATAAACCAACTGACAAATATATTCCAATCAAAACAGTTTTAAAGGTTGGTAAAAAACAATATGTTAATGAGGAGTCTAGATCAGATTTAACTGCTTTGTTATTAACACTTATACAAAAAGAACATGGTATTAAAACAATTGGTTTCTATGTTTTAAAAACTATTAAGTGGTGGGACATTAGTAGATTTACACATGGTATTAAATCATATATTACTAGAGAAAAAGTAATTGCCGACATTAAAAAGAAATTTGTTAAAGAGAAGTGTGCCGTTGTAAGCAGTAAAGGGTACAATAGATACTTCTTATTAAATGGAAAAACAATGGCAGTACAAAATACTGACTTGTCTACTATTAAAGCAGATGATAAAGTAAGAAATATCAAAGCAACATTCAGTAAAAGTATGAAAGGAAGAATCACTTCCAGAACACTTTTGAATAAATTCATAGAGGAGGTCGCCTAGATGATACAGGTATCAACGATTCTTTTAGGCTTTACATTTACTTTAATCTATGATAGGATATATTAATAAATGAAAGGAAAAACACTATGTTAAACACTAAACAAACCCAATTTGTTGAACATGCTTATGCTATGTTTAATAAAAAGGAACTAACTGTAGAGGAGTTAAAAAAAGCCAATAAAAAATTTGGTTGTAAGTATGCTCCACAATGGTTGATCAAGAATAGAGATTACAAAGTTGGTAAATCTTTATTTTTATTACCTGTAGATGGTGAGGACGTTTCTGTTCCAGAACCAGTTATCAAAAAGAATACGGCTAAAGAGGTTGAATCAAAATCTGAAGCCGCTTATATTGTTTCATCTTTAGTAGGTGATATTGTCCCTAAAAAAGATCCAATATTCGTACCTTTTGGTAATTATACAGATGTAAAATCTATTGTTAAATCAAATAGGTTCTATCCTATTTTTATTACTGGTTTATCTGGTAATGGTAAAACAATGGGAGTTATTCAATCTTGTGCCGAGGCAAAGAAAGAATTAATTAGAGTTAATATAACAATTGAGACCGATGAGGACGATTTGTTAGGCGGTTATAGACTTAAAGATGGTCAAACTGTATGGCAAAACGGACCTGTTATTGAGGCGATGGAAAGAGGCGCTCTTTTATTATTAGATGAGGTTGACTTAGCTAGTAATAAGATTATGTGTTTACAACCAATCCTTGAAGGATCAGGTGTTTATGTTAAAAAGATAAACAAGTTTGTTAAACCTAAAGCAGGATTTAACATCGTTGCTACTGCCAATACTAAAGGTCAAGGTAGTGAAGACGGTAAGTTTATCGGAACTAATATTCTTAATGAGGCATTTTTGGAAAGATTTCCTGTGACTTTTGAACAGAAATATCCAAGTGTTGCTATTGAGAAAAAAATATTAACTAACACATTAAAAGCGGCTGGTAAATCAGACAAAGCTTTCATAGAAAAGCTTACTACATGGGCTGATGTTATTAGAAAAACGTTTTTTGATGGTGGCGTTGACGAGATTATCTCAACAAGAAGATTAGTCCACATAACACAAGCTTATGCTATATTTAATAATAAAGTTAAAGCTATTACAATGTGTACTAATAGATTTGATGATGATACAAAAAATTCGTTTGTAGAGTTATATACTAAAGTAGATTCTGGTTCAAGTGTTGAAGACATTATGGAACAGAATAGACAAGCAGATTTAGCTTCACAATCGGATCTTAGCGAAGATGACGAAGATGAGGATTCTGATACAACAGATTCAGACGACTCGTCTAGTGTTTAAGCTATAGTGTTCCTTTGGTGGCACTGTAGTGGGTGCCACCGTTTAAAGGATCAAACAGCAAAGAAAGGAAGAAATGGCTGGAATAAAAATAGAAGTAAGAAACAATAACGTAGAACAGGCTTTAAGAGTTTTAAAAAGAAAATATTTAAAAGATAATTTTCTTAAAACATATAAAGAAAAAATGTATTATGAAAAACCAAGTGCTAAAAAACGTAGGAAGAAAAAAGAAATGATTGCTAATAGTAAAAAAGCAAAGAAAATACGTGAGAGAAATTTATAGATTTTATGGAATTTAACGCTAATAATGATATATATATTATGGTCAAGGCTGCTCGTAAGTCCTATGACAGCGTTAAAGAAGCTTAATAGCTTCGGATATGGTGGATTGTTTTAGCATTTGCGCTTAGTTTCGCACCACCTTAAAAAAACAAACTAAAGCTGCGGCTCTCTTTTGTTAGTTTTAAGACCTTAAACCGAAAACTAACAGTATATTATGATTCACAATATTGATTGCCTAAAATTTTTAGATACAACGCCAGACGAATCTTTTGACATTTGTATAACAAGTCCACCATATAATATTGGTGCTAGATATTCTGAATATAAAGATACAAAAGAAAATTACATAGAATGGATGGAAGAAATTTTACATGAGGTCTGTAGAGTATTAAAACCTAATGGACATTTATTTCTTAATCTAGGATATTCAAAAGAGAATCCTTTTGATACATACAAAATTGCCGAGAACGTACCATGGAAATTACAAAACAATATTATATGGGCAAAGGCCGTAGAAGTTGATGGTAAGGTTAGAGGGTATACAATACCACATATGAGTAAAAGATACTTACAAAATGGTTGGGAACATCTATTTCACTTTACAAAAGAAGGCAACACACCAATTGACTTGGAGTGGTCAGGTGTACCATATGATACGAACTACAACAATGATAATAGAAATGCAAAACGGAGTGGTCGGAACTATCGTCCTACCACTAACTGTTGGCATATAACATATAAAAGTAAGGCTACTAAAGATATTACTAAACAAATCGCTGGTGACAATAAACACCCAGCCATCTATCCGGAAGAGTTTGTGGAGAAGATTTTAAAAGTTTCAGGTCTAAAGAAAGGTATTGTATTTGATCCGTTTATGGGTACAGGTACAACGGCCGTAGTTGCGAAATACTATGGTTTAGACTATGTTGGTTGTGAAATAGATAAAGACTATTATAAATTTTCACAAGACCGATTAACAAGAATTTTATATAGGTAGGTTGCCATATGGGGATTAATACTTATATAAATAACTATGACAACGCCATAATGGGTTGTCTTAACATTAACTTTGCTTAACAAAAGGAGGTTTATATGACCAATAAAGCATTTTCAATTTTCAATCAATTAAGACCAGTAACCGTAGGGTTTGACACTATGTTTGACCACTTTGAAAGAATGGTAGGTGACCATAATTTCAATGAAATGGTTAATGTAAAATATCCACCATATAATATCGTAAAGACAGGTAATTATACCTATGATATTCAACTAGCACTTGCTGGTTATGGTAAGAAGGATATAGATGTATCTTTTGAGGATGGTGTCTTAACAGTTAAATCTATTAAAGACGAATCAGAAAAAGAGGTTGAGGAAAACGATGGTATACTACACAAAGGTATTGCCAAACGTATGTTTCAAAAGTCTTTTACTATTGCCGATGACGTAGAAATCAAAGGTGCTGAACTAAAAGATGGTCTTTTAAGAGTTTCTATGGAAAGAATCATACCAGAGAACAAAAAGGCTAGAACTATAAAAATCAAGTAAATTGAGGGATTGGGAGGGAGCATTGACTTCCTCCCGATTTTATGTTAAAGTAAGGACTATATTATGATAAGAATACCAAATATAACATTTAAGACAAGAGTAGGCGACCTAGCAGAGAATGGCGAGTGTACTTTTGAAAACGGTAAGTGGGTTGATAAGACTACAAACGATTATTTTTCTAGTAAGAAAGTAGTTTTATTCAGTTTACCAGGAGCTTTTACACCTACTTGTACGTCACAACAACTACCTGGTTATGAAAATAATTACAAAGCATTTAAATTACAAGGCATAGAAGAAGTTTATTGTGTATCAGTAAATGATTCGTATGTTATGAATGCTTGGGCTCATGCTTCAGATATTAAAAATGTCAAGATGATACCAGATGGTAATGGCGAATTAACAAAAGCATTAGGCATGTTAGTTTCCAAAGAGGCCATTGGTTTCGGTTGGCGATCTTGGAGATATGCAGCTGTAATAAATGACGGTGAAGTAGAAAAAATGTTTGTAGAACCTGGAAGAGATATTAATGATCCATCTGATCCATATGGAGAATCTGCACCAGAAAACGTTTTATCTTATTTACAAGTAGATGAAATTAAGAGGTCAGTTTGAGGCTTGACATTTTAATTGATCTAGTATAGGATCAATAATGCGGATATCGTATAAAAGTATTATGAGAGATTTCCAATCTTTAGAACTTGGGGCAGTACCAAGTATCCGCTCCAAAAATAATAATGATGAATAGGAGTGAATATATAATGAACCTTAGCACAGACACAATTGCTATGTTAAAAAACTTTTCTGATATTAATCAGAATATTTTAATTAAGCCTGGAAATAAAATACAAACTATTTCCAATATGAGAAATATCTTAGCAGAAGCTGAGATAAAAGAAAAATTTGATAGTGAGTTTGCTATCTATGATTTACCACAATTTTTAAGATCATTGGATTTGTTTAAAAGTCCTGAACTTAAATTTAATGGTGGTGCTTCAATGACTATCAGTGAATCTAAAAACAGTAATAAATCAGTTAAGTATTTCTTTTCTGATAAGTCTACTGTCTTTACACCTAATAAGATTAATATGCCAGATAAGCATGTCACATTTCAATTAAAGAATGATGACCTGACAGAATTACACAAAGGTGTGACTACTTTAAATCTACCAGATGTTGCTGTAATTGGTGACGGTACTAATATTAAACTAGTGGCTACTGATAAGAAAAACAAATCTTCAAACGAAGTATCTACAGTAATTGGAAAATCAGATGTTAAGTTTACTGGTTATTTTAAATCAGAAAACTTTAAAATGATACCAGATGATTACGATGTAGCTATATCAAAAGCAAAAATATCTAGTTTCATATCTAGAAGTAAGAACGTCCAATATTGGATCGCATTAGAACCTGACTCTGAATTTTAAGGAGTAGGTCAATGACAGATTTTTTGTGGGTTGAACAATACAGACCCAAAACCATAGATGAATGTATCTTACCAGAGGAAACTAAAAATACCTTTTTAGAATTTCTATCTAAAAAAGAACTTCCAAACATGTTATTAACTGGTACTGCTGGTACTGGTAAAACAACTGTAGCACGAGCCTTGTGTGAAGAATTAAATCTTGATTATATTATAATCAATGGTTCAGATGAGGGTCGTCAAATAGATACTTTGAGGCATAAGATTAAAAACTTTGCAACAACTGTATCTTTCAATACAGAATCAAAACATAAAGTAGTCATAATTGACGAGGCAGATTATATGAATGCCGAATCAGTACAACCTGCTTTAAGAAACTTCATAGAAAGTTTTTATAATAACTGTAGATTTATATTTACTTGCAACTATAAAAACAAAATTATACCAGCTTTACATAGTCGTTGTACAGTAATTGACTTTAAAGTCACTAACGGACAAGTAAAGAAAACGGCTATTTCTTTTATGAAACGTATGGAAAGTATCTTAAAAGAACAAGAAATTGAGTATGATAAGAAGTCATTAGCTCAATTAATTGAAAAACATTATCCAGATTTTAGAAGAACGATCAACGAACTTCAAAGATATTCTGTACGTGGTAAGATTGATAGTGGTATCTTATTTAATTTAAAAGAAACAGACTATAAAAATCTTATGGCTCATTTAAAGAAAAAAGAGTTTGATAGTATGAGAAAATGGGTAGTAAACCATTTAGATATGGATTCTACTGACCTATTCAGAGGTGTATATGATAGTTTATATCAGAATTTAGAACCTAAATCCGTACCTCAAGCAATATTAATCATCGCTGGTTACCAATACAAGGCTGCCTTCGTGGCAGACCACGAGATCAATACAATAGCATGTTTAACTGAAATCATGGCCAACTGTAAATTCAAATGATAGGCCATCTATACGGATTCTTCCAGAGAGATTTTAAATCTGGTAAGTTTTTTCTAACCATCGGTAAGACTGGTGATTGGAAAAGTAGAGAAAGTCAATATAAAACAACCAATGCCAATATCTCTTTTGATTATTTGAAAGAGGTTAAGCACAACTATTTAACAGAAGCAGAATCAGACCTTAAAAAATATCTAAAAGAACACTATCCGATATGGAAAACCAGTGAGGAACAGTTTGAAATAGGAGACGGAGAACTAGATGTTGCTAAAGCAGAAAAGGTTTTACAAGAGGTTTTGAACAAGGTTAAGACCAAAGGTAATGACGTGGCTGGGATAGACTATCAGTATGGTACTCTATTCGGTGTACGAGACTACCGAGATTTAAGATTACCTTGTGACATGATCCCTGGTAAAGTTTCTATGATCGTCACGAAAGCCGGTGTTAAAGAGCGTCAAAGGAAGTATTTTACTAAATATGAGAAAAAAGGCAGACGCCTTATTAAACTGAATACACCGAAAAGACTCAATATCAGCAATGAAGCTTGGGACATAATACAAGTGGTTCAAGCAAACGAAAGAGATAAAGAGAACGATGGCGAAACGGACATTATTTAGAGTATGTGTTGTGAAATTAAGAATGTTTTGGGCAGATATTAGAGGACATCATGGTAAAAGATGGAACTATGAACCAGGTGACCACTATATGGGCAGACATAAATTTAGAAAGTGAGAGAATTAGCCCTTTTAGCTC